GCGCGAGATAGGCGCAGAAGAATAGCAGTCGCCACACCTCATGAACCATTGACGTAGCGCAGGGGAAGGCCGTACATCCCCTCCATGCCCGGGTGGCGGAATTGGTAGACGCCAGGGACTTAAAATCCCTTGATGCCTAGCATCGTGCGGGTTCGATTCCCGCCCCGGGCACCAATCCACAAAACATAGGGTTTCATGCCGTCTCATAGAGAGCATGAAATCCTATTTTTTTAACTTATTATCTTGTCATACCGTCTCAACCTGTCGCTTTACAGCGCGAGCGAATAGGGGGTACAGACAGGGTACATTTTGACAGCCATTGCAGGATGTACCCCCCATGAAGCTCACTGCGGTCCAGATTAAAAAAATTCAGCCGACAGACTCCACTCGACGCTATTTTGACGGCGGAGGCCTTTACCTGGAAGTGCGTCCAAACGGTAGCCGTTACTGGCGCTACAAATACCGATTTCGCGGCAAGGAAAAATTGTTGGCTATCGGCGTTTATCCCCACGTCTCGTTAAAAGAAGCCAGGGAGGCTAGGAATGGCGCCGCCGCGCTGTTGGCAAAGGGCTTGGACCCGACAGCGGAAAAAAGCAGCGGCAGGAGTATGACGGCCCAACAGGGCGCTCGGACGTTTGAGCAGATCGCCCACGACTGGCTAGGCAAACAACGGGCCGTGTGGGCGCCTTCGCGTTACCGGGTTGTAGCGCAAAGTCTGAAACTCAATGTCTTCCCTTTTATAGGGGCGCGTCTCATTTCCGAAATCCAACCTATCGAAGTGCTCGACGCGATAAAAATCATGGAAGCGCGCGGGGTGCGATATTCGGCGCACAGAACCTTGAGTATTTGCAGTCAAATTTTTCGCTTCGCGGTCGCTTCTTGCTTAATTCAAAGTGACCCGACGCGAGACCTGCGCGGCGCATTAGCTCCTGTTGTGCAGCGTCATTTGGCCGCCATTACCACCCGAGACGGCGCGGGCCAGCTCATGCGCGCGATTCGTGGTTTCGAGGGCTACTCTCTTACCCGTCTGATGTTGCTTTTGCATGCGTACACGTTTTGCCGTCCCGGTGAAATACGCGGCGCCGAATGGGCGGAGATTGACATGGCTGCAGCCCTATGGACGATTCCACCGGAGCGAATGAAGGGGAAACGCGAGCATCTTGTGCCGCTCTCGCGTCAAGCGCTTGAAGTGCTGCAAAGCGCGCATCCCATCTCGGGGCATGGCCGTTTCGTTTTCCCGTCCGTCCGCTCCGCTGAACGGCCCATGTCGGACAACACCGCGAACGCCGCCCTTCGGCGCATGGGATACAGCAAGGATGAAATGACCGCCCACGGATTCCGGGCGATGGCGTCTACCCTGCTCAATGAAGCGGGCTACGATCCAGACGCCATAGAAAAGCAGCTTGCCCACGTTGAGGCGAACAAGGTGCGCGCGGCCTATCATCGGGCGCAATATCTGGAAGAGCGAAAACGGATGATGCAGGAATGGGCGGATTTGCTAGACAACTTCTAGACAGGTCCAAGAGAAAACGGCCCTGGAAGCCCAGGGCCGTTCTTGAATGTGTTACGCGGTGGCGTCTATCCGCCCTTTGAGCATTTTGACGATGTACTGCACGCCACGCTGGTAAACCAGTGTTTGCGTACCAACCCGCATTTCTCCATTGACTTCATAGCGCCGTTCCACGACCCGAAAATACCCACGTTCCATGAAGACCTGTTTTGGCTCATTATTCGCCATGAGGATACCGTAGTCGCGAAGGAGACGAAACAAACGGTTCCGCCCGATGCCGAAATCCTTATGCAGGGCCTTTGCAATGGAGCCTATGGGCAAGGCCGTGTCGGTCGCCATGAGCGCATCCATAGTTTCGGCCTTGGGCTTGAGCCGGTCGCGTTCCGCCTCTACGGCTTGACGCTTGGCGCGTTCCGCCTTGAGGTCGGTGGCAATCCGAATCAAGGTGTCCGGGTTCAGCAACGCCTCTTCGACCTTCTCAGGCGTCAGATATGCGCCGTGCTTGCGGATGGCGGGCAAGACCTCCCCGACCACCCATTCCTCAAACCGCTCCGCCGCCGAGAGTTTGGACCGCATGACAAGCCGGTACACGTCACGCTCGGGGATGATTTTCACCCTCTGGGCGCCGCCATTGGAAGGGGTGAACGTTTCGTTCACCCCTTTGCAATGATCGCGGATTGCCTTGAGGGGGTTGGCATACCCCAGCACTTCCGCGACATCCTTTGCCACAAACCACGGTTCGCCTTGTTCATCCTGAACAACGCGCACATTCGCCTGATCAAACCGGAAGGGAATGAGGTTAGCCATGGCTCGCCCCCTTCAATTCGGCGGTTGCCCCCCGCCCCTTGTTGGTAATGATGATTTTCCCGACATCCTGCTCAATGGCGTCAAGAATGTCCTGCAAAAGGCGGCGGCATTCCCTGTGGATCGGCGGATTGGTTCTCGCGTCGGAAAGTCCGCTAATTTCCAGGATGCCGAAAAGCGCCTCCCGAAGCGGCTCTTTAGACGGCGGAGTTCGCGGTGTCAGCGGTTGCGGGCAGGCGGCAACCCATGCCTTGGGAGCGATGAACAGGACATTACCGGACCGGGCAACGAACGTTGACCGCAGGACGCGGCCAGGGGTACGGTGGGGCATAAAAACACTCCTGTTGTTTTTGAATGACACCATCAAAATAATGATGCCGGGAGTTCAAACCCCAACAGGCAGGGCTGGGTATTTTAGGCCGAAGCCTTGGACATTTCCCCACTCCCGGCAAAGATTTTTAGATAGCTTACGCCCGAAGAAGCCAAGAAACAATCTTGACGGTGTCCATGCCTAGTTCGGCACTTCCGCTTCAACGGCGGTTGTCAGGTTGGCCCCAAGCGTATGGGTGACGCGCGTTACGCTCCAAGCCCCATTGACGCCGGACCGCACGCCCGAGACCGTCAGCGGACTTTCGGCCACGATGTCCGTGCGGCCGGCGGCCATGGTCAGAGAAAGCGTGCTTGTCCCTCGCGTGAATTTTTTATATCGCCCCTTGGCCGCCTTGGTGGCCGCCGCTTCGGACGGGTATATGTGCCGAAGTCGGTAGGTCGGCTCTCCATCCCCGATGGTCACTTCCTTGTCTTCCGCCGCGTCCTTATCCCGCCAAGCGGCGACCACTGAGCCGTAATTCCCCCTGTCGCTGATGGACACACGCCAATTCGACAGGCATTCGCGTGTCAGGGAGATGGTGGGCAGGCTCGCCCCCGTGGCCGTGGCGTTTTCGCCTTGGGGTACAAAAATCAGCCGGCCGCCGGCGGCCTTTGCGATGGCGTCCAGTTTTCGGGCCAGCCGCGTCAGCAGGTTCATATCGCTTTCGTTGGTCTGGTCGGTGTGGTCCAGAGCTACGCCGGCCAGGGATGTGGATACAGCAGGGGTCAGGCCGTGCTCTTTGGCGATGGTTGCAACCAGCGTTTTCACGGTTCCGGGCTCCCAGGATCTTGTCTTCTGGGTTTGCAATGCGGCGTAGCTGGTCGATTCCTTGAAGGGCGCGGCAAGCGCCTTAATGGTCATGATCTCCGGCGGACCGCTCAAGGCGATTTCATCCACCACATAAAGCCCCATATACCGCGCCGCCCCCTGGTAGCCGAGCCATAATTTTAATTCCGCCCCGGTGGGGGGCAACGCAATTCCGCCATCGGCCAGGACGATGGACAGAGAGTCAGAGGCCGTGCCCGCTTCATCGGTCAAGGTCAGCGACTTGAAGTATTTCTTGATGGACGCCGTTATGTCCTCGCGGTTGGCCTCCAGAACAAACGTAGGCCGCCAGGGTTTTACGACCACAGCGAGACGCCCTCAGTCTTTCCGGACGTGTCGATTGCCGGCAAGACCATCGTCACCCCGGCCTCGAAGATCGGCCCCTTGGCCGCTAAGCCTGGATTCGCAGAAAGAACCGCTTCCACGGCCCCGGATTGCTGCCCGTAGTGCTTCCAGCAAATGGCGTCCAGGGTATCCCCGTCTTTGGTGGTGTAGGTGGTCAAACGCATGACAAAGAAGCTCCGTAGTAAATCAAAGCCAGTGTAAACTCTATTTTTTGAGGGGCTCCACCGGGCAGGAATGCACGGCGCGTCTCGGTGATTGTAGAAATGCACCAATACCCGTGAACCGTCCCGTAGCCGTCCACCATAAGAAGCGGGTTCCCGGTCCCAGCAATCTCGCGCATGTCGTCAATCTGCCCCAGGCCGCCCGCATGAATCGGGTACACGACGCCGGGCAATGAAACCGTGTCCTCGCCTGGCCCCATCCATTCCAGATAGGGAGACTTCAAGGGGCGTTCGTGCTTGGCCCAACGGTACTTTGTGGTGCGGGTCAGGCTTTGGAATGCGGCAGTGTCGATGCCGAACGTGTAGCCCCCCAGCTTCATCAGGACGCGAGTTTGATTGCTCATGCTCCCGCCCCGTCATAGAGCGCCCCGCGCCCCACGTCCCTTTGCCGTTCGTCCATTTTGCGCATGACGCTCTCCGCGATTTCATCAGCGGATTGCCCAGGCGCGGCATGAATTTGGATCGGGATTTCCTGGTGAACGCTGACATTTTGCCCCCCGCCGGGAGTGGGCAACGTGGGCGCCGCAGGGGCGCGCTTGCTGGTGGAAGAGGTGGTCGCGCCATCCTCTTGCTTGGCGTCGCCATCGTCTCCAAAACCGAAAAAGGTTTTTACGGCTCCCCAGACACCGCCCACCGAAAACGACTTCTTGAGCTCATCCCAAGCAGTGATTAGCCGGTACACAGCCAGAACAGCGCCGCCGATGATGATACCTATGGGATTCGCCATGACGGCCGCGCCCACGGCCTTGATGCCCACGGCCAGGGCGGGCAGCGCTGAGGATATCAAAGGAGCCAACGCGGACCCCAGCGTCCACACGGTCTTGCCAAGGGAGAAGAAGGACACTACCAGCTTTGACGACACTAGGGCGCCGACCAGCATAGCCAGGTGCTCCCACCCTCCCAGAAGCCCGGCCACCGTGTCCAACGCGGACCC